TCCTGATGCAATGAAAAAAACCTTTTCTGACATCGTCGCATCTGGCGAAATCCCAAACATGTTATTTACCGGTACTGCGGGTCTAGGTAAGACCACAGTCGCCAAGGCAATCTGTAACGAACTGGATCTAGATTACATTCTAGTCAATGGTTCTGAAGATGGTAACATTGACACACTCCGAAACAAGATTAGACGGTTTGCTTCCAGTGTATCCCTCATGGGTGGGTACAAGGTGGTGATTCTCGATGAGGCAGATTACCTCAATCCTCAATCAACCCAACCCGCCTTGCGTGGATTCATCGAAGAATTCTCTGACAACTGTCGGTTTATTCTGACATGTAACTTTAAGAACCGTATCATCGAACCACTCCACTCTCGGTGTGGTGTGTATGAGTTCAACACGTCCAAGAAAGACATGCAGAAGTTGTGTTCTAAGTTTTACCTACGAACTACAAACATCTTAAAGGAAGAAGGCGTCGACACCAACGATCAGATGAAAGATGTTGCAGAACTGATCATGAAACACGCACCAGACTGGCGACGTGTACTTAATGAGTTGCAACGTTCGTCTGTCGGTGGCGTTCTGAACCTTAAAACTCTAACTAAGACCGACGCATCATACGATAATCTTTTCAAAGCATTAAAGGACAAAGACTTCAAGAAGATGCGGTCATGGGTCACAAACAATATGGACATAGACTCTTCGGTAATCTTTCGATCAATCTATGATGCCATGTATGAAAAGGTGCAACCTCAATCGATTCCACAACTCGTTTTAATTCTTGCAGATTATCAATACAAGGATGCCTTTGTCGCAGATCATGAACTAAATATCGTGGCATGTATGACAGAAATTATGGCAAACGTGGAGTTGATATGAACCCCGTAGAATATAGAGAACCGTGGACTCATTGGATCACCGATGATTTTCTAAGTAGTGACCATTACAAGATGTTAAAGTTGTTCTCATCTCGTTGGCCAAGAGGAAAGACGTGTGATAAAGTAAACATTCTTCTTGCAGAATTTCATCTCTTCGAAGAGACGTATTTGTATCAGAAAGAGGCTGGATTGTTTGATGCGATTCTGTTAAAATATGCAGACAAACTGGCGAATCATTTCGACATAGTTGGTAAGTATGATCTAATCGAAATTGCATACTCTAGTTGTGGTGCTGGATATTCTTATCCAGTACACACTGATCTGAATAAAAAAATCTTATCGAATATTCTCTATCTTTCGGATAAGGGTGAAGGTACTCGTTTGTTTTCAGAAAAAAACGGTGAGATCAAAAAGCAATCACCGTGGAAACCGAACCGATTGTTCTCGTTTAAACGGGGAGAGGATACGTGGCATGATTATAAATCTGAGAACGGAAATCGTGCCACAATATCGATAAACTTTGTCGCGTCGATGGGGAGTAGTGATACTCGAAAAAACTATCGTGACCGTAAAAATATTACCGAGAGCATATGGCCTGAAGGCGAACAGAGGTTGACATTACGTGAGTCCATTTGATTATATTAAGTCAATTAATGACACAAAGAAAAACCTTATCGTCGATGACATCACTGAAAAGGCATACAATGCGTATGTAGTTAATCATACATTATCGTATTTCAGTGACACAGTTCACATTGCTAACGTTTTAAATAGATATCACCACCTTGATAAGAAACTACAATACGATTTTTTACTAAATATAGTTAGGAAACGAAAACGGTTTTCCAAGTGGAACAAACCGGATGACGTGGGTAATTTAGAAGTAGTAAAAGAATATTATGGATATAGCAATGAAAAAGCAAAATCCATTCTACCTCTCTTGTCCCCTGACGCTATAGAAATAATAAAACAAAGGATGTATAAAGGTGGAACAAAATAGACTCTGGACTCCCGACGATATGTTGGAAATTATTCTCAATGAACCTGATGATTTTCTGAAGGTTCGTGAGACCTTGACTCGTATTGGTGTTGCGTCTAGGCGTGACAGAAAACTATATCAGTCGTGTCATATTTTACATAAACAGGGCAGATATTTCATTGTGCATTTCAAGGAGTTGTTCTTACTAGATGGTAAGAAATCGAATCTAGAAGACTCAGACATACAACGAAGAAACTCAATCGCAACACTTCTTGCTGATTGGGGTCTAATTCGAATTGTCAGTCCAGAACGTGCCAGAGATCAGGCCCCATTGAGACAAATCAAGATTATTGGATTTAAAGAAAAAGATGAATGGGAACTCTGCCCCAAGTATAATATCGGAACTCGTTAGAACCAAGACACCGCATTTTGGTAAAGTCGACTCGATTTGGACATGGGACGAAGCACTTCGATTTTTAGATACACATCCATCTGATCTCCTTGACCATCATACTGACAAGATGAGGTTCTTTTTAAAAGGCGCCAACAAAAGACCTAGTGCGCCTTTATTTTCAAAAGAAATCATCAAAATGATGGAATCGATATTTCACAAAAATCCAATTTCAAACATCATGTTCTATGGGTTTAGTTCTGATTGTCAGAGTTATCCATGGCACGCCGACAAAATGGATGTCTTTTTGGTACAGGTATTGGGTGATATACAGATACGTGTAGAAAAAACTGAATGTGAAAACGAAGCAAGAACATTTGATGTTGGGGATTGTGTATACATACCCCGTGGTACGCATCATCAAATCATCACAGGAAAATCACGGGTCACGTTTTCCTTTGGTGTTGAAAAACAACCCGACCCATCAACTTATGTGTGAGGAACACTATGACAACTTATAATGGCAAATTGCCTAATGTGACTTTTAAAATGAGAGTTCGAGATGAATCTATCGGAGGGGACAACCCCTATCGATGGGAAGAGGTAACCACAGAAGATATTCTTTCTAATAAGAGAGCAGTAATCTTCTCATTGCCCGGCGCATTCACACCCACATGTTCGACTTATCAACTACCCAACTTCGAAAAATTATATCCTCAGTTTCGAGATCTTGGTATTGATGATATTTACTGTCTGTCTGTCAACGATGCGTTTGTCATGAATGCATGGGCAAAGAATCAAGAATTGGAGAACGTCAAGGTTCTACCAGACGGTTCTGCACAGTTCACCCGCCAGATGGGTATGCTCGTAGACAAGGACAATCTTGGGTTTGGTCAACGTTCGTGGCGTTATGCCGTCTTCGTCGATAATATGATTATTCAAAAGACTTGGGTTGAGCCAGGGTTGCGAGATAATGCGGAGGACGATCCCTATGGTGAGACCGACCCCCACAACATCCTTGCACAACTAGATGGTCTTATCTTATAAGAACCGCTAGTTCACGTACTCGGCAGGCTTGCCTTTTCTTTTCTTGTTGAATTGTAATCCGTCCATCGAGGCGGATTTCTTTTGGGTGGGTCTTAACTATGACACGAGTGTCTGGTTTAAGATTTTTTCGACATTGTACGCCGAGTTCCCATTTGTGTGTTTCAGTTTTTAATCGAACTGATTCAAGTCGAGTGGTATCCTGTGCAAAAGCACTGACGGATAATAATGTCGTCATCACGACGATGGCTAGCTTTGTCATGTGTATTTTCTCCTTACGTTTCACAACGTGTAATTATTTATACACGAAACTGTAATAAAAATGTCATCATGTAAAAATTTCATAGGACTTGAATTTGCTATCACTTTGTGTTATAAATAACCTCGTGATGCGGAATGATCCGGTCACACTAACAACAACTCGCTTAATTTTAAGGAGAAACCGTTATGGTATCTAAAGCATTTAGTTTTCCCCGCTCGCACTTTATTGGATTTGATCACGTTTGGAATGAGATTGAGAGACTGTCAGACATGACAGACAACAAACTCTATCCCCCTCACAATGTGGTCAAGCACAGTGAAGAGAATTTCACAGTAGAACTAGCCCTCGCTGGTTACTCGAAAGAAGATCTAGACGTAGAAGTACGTGATGGTCTGCTGGTTGTGTCTGCAAATCTGGCAGACCGTGAACCACGAGAGTATCTACATAAAGGAATTTCTCAGAAAAAGTTCCGACGAACCTTTAGGTTATCAGAACATGTTGTTGTCGATGGAGCTGACTTCAAGGATGGTTTACTAGTCATTGACCTGAGAGTCGAACTACCCAAGGAGAAGCGTCCCCGTTCAATCACCATTGGATAAACGGAGACATACCAATGAAAAAACTCGCATTTTTTGCACTATGTTTTTTCTCTTCAATCGCAACTGCTGAAAAACAGATGGAAGAAGTGAAAGTGACTGCACGACCCTTTCGGATCATGATAGAACACATTTCACTGACCCATAAGTACAACGCAATTACCAATCGATGGTATTACGTTGAAACGAAACAGAACGAAGAAAAGAGGGATGGAAAAGAGGGCGAATAGCCCTCTTTTTTAGTATTATGTTAGTTGAATGTATGTTATTGATAAATGAAGTCTGGAACCCGTATGGCAGTCAGACTGTTGAACTTATTGGTGGCGTAGGAGCAATGCGCGATCGAAAAGGGGACATCCGCGCAGAGTCTTTACTTCAAACCGATCACTGGGAGTTCAAGGTTGGGTTCCGACCACCAATCTGGTGTCATGTGGATAAAGACGGGGAAGTCACTCTGTCTAAATATTCAGCACAATGGGAAAGAGATCAGGAGAGGTACACCGTTGACTAAAGCAAAGGGTATAATGAACGTGGATATGAATAATCCACTTGCAATGAGATACCTAGAAGTCGCTCTCAAGTCATGGGAAATACTCTCCGATGTTTTCGAAATAGAAGTCGTTCAATGTATTACTCCAGACACTTTACTAGAAGGTGTCAATAACAATCTTGAAAATAGATCACTTCAAGAACTTGCTGCACTACACACTCATTACCGCACCGCAAAACGAATGTCACAAGGCGAAAGATTGTGGATGATGGAACACGATGCATATCTAAACCCCGAAGGCGAAGAGTTTATGCGTATGATTCTGTCAAAGTGGAAAACCAAAAAGTCTACCTTACTGTTAGGCATGTCCAACGAATTTTGGACAACTATACCAGAAATTGCACAGAAATATTGTGAAATCATTGAGAGTGGTTATGGTCGTGGGCCCATGACTCTGTTACACAAAGTTACAGATGATTGGAGAAGAAAGAATGACGACCGCCACCCGTGTACTTACTGGGTGGTCAATCGTTATAAACATCCCGAACTGATAAACAAAACGGGACTAGGTTTCGATGTATCGTCTGCCTATCATAGTCCTATCAAGGTGTTTGATTCACCGGTTGTTCAAATACTCGACGAAAAATATGGTGGCACAGTTCTGGATCGTAATAATCAACGTGGTAACAGTCGCGTTTATCAGAAGGTACAACACCCCGATGTCAAATGGATAACGCTTGACTAACCCCCCTAGTTAATATATAATGGTCACATGAAATTTTATACCTCAGTCTGCCGATACGGCAACAAAATCTTATACCGTGGGTACGAGAACGGTCAACGCATCGAAGAACGTATCCCATTTTCTCCCACCCTGTTCGTGGAGTCTGCCAAGGCATCCGGACAATACAAGACTCTCTACGGTGTGCCGTGTGAACCAATAGAGATGGGTTCGATGAGTGAAGCACAAGACTTCGTCAAACAATATCGTGACATACCCAACTTCAAGGTGCATGGTAATACCAACTTTGTCTCGCAGTTCTTGTCTAATCGATTCCCCTATGATGTTAAATTTGATCCAGCCATGGTCGACATTCTATACATGGATATCGAGGTGGCGTCCGACCAAGGATTCCCCGACCCCGAAGAGGCTAAGCATCCCGTTATCTCAATCTGTGTCAAGTCCAGTAAATCTCCCAACTATATCGTCTGGGGTATGGGTGACTATGACGCACCGGACAATGTCACCTACTTCAAGGTCGCAGATGAGATCTCACTTCTGAACTCATTCCTCGGTTGGTGGGAAGGTAACACACCAGACATCGTGACCGGTTGGAACTCTCGCCTATTCGATATGACCTATCTCGTGCACCGAATTCAGGGTCTCATGGGTAGTGAAAGTTATAAACGTCTCTCTCCGTGGAAACTGGCGCGTGCCAGGAACGTTCCTACGCTGGGTGGGCGGGAACAGACCGCTTGGGAGTTAGAAGGTATCGTGCAACTCGATTACCTTGATTTGTTCAAGAAGTTTACTCTGAACACCTATGGACAGCAAGAATCCTACAAGTTGGACAACATCGCACACGTCGTGTTGGGTGAACGTAAACTATCTTATGAAGAGTACGGTTCACTTCACTCTCTATACAAACACGACTATCAGAAGTTTATTGACTATAACGTCAAGGACGTGGCGTTAGTAGAACAACTCGAAGAGAAGATTGGTATCATCTCACTGGTGATGACTATGGCGTATGGTGCAAAAACCAATCTGATTGATGCACTGGGAACCACGGCGATCTGGGATACAATTATCTACAATGAATTGTTGCAAGACAACATCGTTATCCCCCCAAAGCCACCCATAGAACACGACGCCGGTAAGATCGTGGGTGGTTACGTAAAAGATCCTATGGTGGGTGCACATGATTGGGTTGTGTCTTTTGACTTGAACTCCCTGTATCCCAACATCATTGTTCAGTACAACATGTCACCCGAAACTCTGGATCTCGAAGGTGCGGAGACGGCCAACGGTACCAAGTATCGCACAGACTTTGAGGGTATCATGCCTCGAATTATTAAAAAGTTTTCTGCGAATCGTGGTACGATCAAGAAACAGATGCTTGATGCGAAACAAGAGTATGAGAAGAATCCGTCACGCAAACTGGAGAACCTGATCGCAAATCTTGACAACCAACAGATGGGTATCAAGATTTTGATGAACTCTCTCTATGGTGCACTCGCGAACAAGTGGTTCCGATACTTTGACCACCGTATCGCCGAGGGTGTGACTCTGTCTGGACAACGTGCAATCAAGACCGCAGAGAAGGCCGTCAATGATGAGATGAATAATCTTCTCAAAACAAATGATGACTATGTGGTCGCGATCGATACCGATTCGGTCTACATCAACATGGCACCACTGGTTACCAAATTCAATCCAAAAGATCCCGTTAAGTTCCTTGACAAGATCTGTGAGGAACACTTCGAGAAGGTCATCGAACGTGCATACGAAACCCTTGCTCGCGAGACTAACGCATACGAGAACCGTATGGTAATGAAGCGAGAAGCGATTGCTGATCGTGGAATCTGGATGGCAAAGAAACGATACATTCTCAACGTGCACAACAACGAGGGTGTTCAATACGCCACACCCAAACTGAAGATGATGGGTATCGAGGCAATCAAGAGTTCGACCCCGCAGGTCGTGCGAGACAAGTTCCAAGAGATCTTTCGTGTGATCATTGAGGGGACAGAATCGGACACACAGTCGGCGATAGAACAGTTTCGTTCAGAGTTCAGTAAACTCCCACCCGAAGCAATCGCCTTCCCTCGTGGAATCTCTGATCTGAACAAATGGAAAGATCGGGACACAATATATAAGAAGTCGACTCCGATCCATGTACGGGGTGCGTTACTCTATAATCACCACATCAAGAAGGCAGACTTGCAAGATCGATACGAACTGATTCAGGATGGGGAGAAGGTTAAGTTCATCTACCTCAAAGTCCCCAACGCGATTCGTGAGAACATTGTCTCATTCCCGATGGGTCTACCCAAGGAACTGGGGTTGCATTCCAAGATAGATTATGGTAAGATGTTTGATAAGACATTCCTTGATCCACTCACTCCGATTCTTGATGCGGTTGG